TCTCATTTGTTGGTAGGTTTCATCATAGGCAGCCAAGTCTCTAACCTCTTTAAATACGGCAGCAGCCTTGGACTTTTCATTGGTTCGCCAATCTTTCTCTTGGGGTCTGACTTCACCAGAAACTTCATCGTACTTCCGTCCACTGGCATGATTAGCATAGCGACGGGCTCTCGTAAAACCCATCTCCAGGAATTTCCTCGCCATGTCCATACCAATGAAGTCCCGTTTGGTTTTAAATCCAAGGAACATTTGGTATATCTTAGCAGCAGAGTCGCGAGCAGTAGTTTCATCTACAAAGCGCCAGTGAGCGCAAATGTCGTTAGTGTAAGGGCGTACCAGTAGCACTCCTTGCTCTCCCCTTCCAATACGATAAAGTTTGCGAGTCTCTGCATCTGTGAAGTCAAGATCCTCATAATTGAGTTCATAACAAAATTCAAGCATGGTGCTTTACTGGTGCCCTGCTACCTTAGCACATCAGTCAAGCACTGTCAAGCGGGTTCTGGAATGTTCTCCCAAACGATGTCACCATATGCATCTACCACATATGCATGGATGTAGTGATCTTCATCGGGACAGTAATCAATCTTAGGGAACCACGACCTAGCATTTAATGTTGCCAGATCTTCATCGGGGAACTTAATTGTATTAAATGTACCTTGCTTAATAATGTCAAGCACATAATCTTCAATGAATTCTGCATAGAATGCATTGACAGTTGCTTTCTTTTCATCACTCAATGCATTGTATTTGACTAGATCAAAGTATAAGCATGAGCATTGATATCTTTGTGCATATGATGCTACAAGATCATATACTTGCAGTTCATTTCCTTCAATAATCATGATCCCTCTCCATTTAATTCATCTTCAGCAAGAGTGATTAGTTTCTCTAACCAGATCTTTCTATCTGCAATCTGATCTGCTGTCAGATTCTCTTCAACTGTTTCTGTGCCTGTATACTTAGTACCTTCATTAGATTTAATGTACTGATATTCTTGAAGTAGAGTATCAAAGTAGTTCTTTTCAGTAAGAGACTTCAACACGAGATAATTTGCGATTCTATCTCTAAATTGCTTTAGATAATGCTTACCCATTGCTAAGAATTGAGTTGCAGTCTCCAAATATTCTTCTTCTGGGTTCTCAATAGAATATAATTTCTTAAAAAACTCAGGGGAGATTGGAAACTTGGTCTCTTCTACATCAGTGGAGAACTCAGTGCTAGCAGTCAAGTCTCTAAGTTTCTGTCTGTATTTTGTATACAATGCTTTGTCTTCCGCAGACAATCCACAATCAGAAACCATTGCCCAATCAGTTTCATCTAACAAGAAATTGCGAGCAAGTCTTACAGTCAGAGGGGAGACCTGTTTCTGAACTGAATACATTCTTGCTAGTTGCTTTTCATAATCATCATCAGCAATTTGATCTAAAAGATAATATCCTTCAACCAGTTTATCTTTTAGTTTGATTGCTTCTGCAGAATCAACCTGCTCCATCTCATAATCTTTCCACTCAAACTCACCTGTCTTAAAGTTCTTCACATACTTCCTACGCTTTGCAAAGTATGTGTTATTTGTGTAGAAATTAAATGAGATCAGTTTATCCTTATCACTATCCCATAGAGGATAGAGAAATGGAGTCAACTCATCTTTCCAGTATGTGTCTGGAATAGTTTTAGTAAGACCATTATATGTAATTTCTTGCTGAATAACATCAAGTTGAACCTGTAAAACAGGCATATCAGCTGTGTTGTAGGTTGACATGCTATCTAATATTAGTCTCCAAGTATATTTAGAACGCTTTAATTAGGTACTTACACAACCTATATGGGTGTAACATAGGAATGTGGAAGTCTGGATCAATAACACCCTGCGGTTCAATTTTAGTGGTTGACTTGAGTGTCAACGTAGCATCAGATGCAGCAAGACCAGAACTATATGTAATACCAGGACCAGTCTCGCCTTGAATAGTATATGACAGAGAATCAATCGCTGGTTTAGAGATAGCACCAGGAGAAGGAACAAACACTAGTTCAGTAACTTTCTCATTCCAAATAATAAACTCAGCAATGCCATAGTGGTCAGTATCTTCTGCATTATCATTTGCAGCAGATGCTACTGCTCTTGGTTGTTCAATCTTAAACTGTGTTGCTGCTCCTTTTGCCTGTGGTGGAAGTGCTACAGAATATGTGTACCACTTCGTATTTCCAGCAGTGCCATCCCATGTTTCAGATACAGGTGGGACATTTCCAATGATAGGATCATTTCTGCTTGCATTTGGATTGACAATAGTATCCAAAAGAACCCAAGTGGTTGTTCCTTCCAATCTATAATATGCTCTCAATACTTCTTCTGGTACATTGCCACCATTGACACCATTTCCTCTGCAACACTTAATTGAGAAATAATTTGCATTCTCAGTGTCTACAGGTATGGTAGTAGCAAATCTTGTTGGATTTGATGCATTACCAGTGCCACCAAATTTTAAGTAATTTGTATAAACTTGAGAACTTCCAGGAATCATCTGGAGTGTTGCAATTGATCCTGTACTTGGATCAAGAGTTGCTGCACCGACTGCAACTGATCCACTACCATTCATGACATAAATGTAGGGAACTTCGGTAAATCCTGTTCCACCAGAATTTAAAGATAATGCTGAAACTCTATTACCAGATATAGATGCAGTAACGTTAGCACCACTACCATCTCCTACAACATATACATCTGGAGTTTGATTATTTGGTAGTTTAAAGTTACCAGCAGTTCCAGTTCCATCACCATTACCATAGATGTTAATGTCCCAGGTATTTGCATCAACAGATCCTTCTGCAATAACATCACCAGTAGTCGTTGAAGTAAATCCTCCCTCATATCCAATAATTTTACCAAGACCAATTCTTACATATCCATTACCACCAGAACTAGTAGATCCTGATGTTGATCCACCCATAGATGCACCTGCACCACCTTGACCTACCCAAACTTGAATAGAAGCAGGACTATCTAAAACTCCCCATGATTTAGAGTTACGATACCATCCACCAGTACCTCCTCCACCACCACCAGGAGTCCAATAATCATCATTATATTCAACTTGAACACTTGCTCCAGGATTATTACTAGAAGCAGTTCCTAAACTTCCAGATGAGAAAATGTCAGATCGGTATGAACTTACACCAGATAGTCCACCACCGCCACCACCGTGACCACCATCACCAGCAGGACCGCCACCAGGACCACCAGATCCACCACCATTGCCACTACCACCGAAGGTAAGACCGTTACGAGCGACACCGCCGCCGCCGCCTCCTCCGCCGCCACCGATACATCCGTAGTGTCCTCCAACACCACCAGCACCAGGACCCAAAGCAGATGTCGTTGCTTGCAATCCTACTGGTGGACCGCTACCATTTGTACCAGCACCACCATCATAACCAGTAGCACCTGCTCCACCACCGCCACCAGCACCAGCAACAATCAAAGAACCTCTCTTCAGTAGTGATGCAGCACCACCGCCACCGCCGTCTGCATCGGAGTGACCTTCACCACCATATCCACCATCACCTGCGTGAGATGCATTACCACCATTTCTACCCGATGCCTTAGGACCTAGTTCTACACTCCAAGCATATGATTTTAGTTGAGATAGTTGACCTGATGAAAGTTGTACGGTTACGTATCCACCACGAGATCCTGTATAACCACCACGAGCACTTCCACCTCTACCACCCCAAATACTGAATGATGCACTGATTGGATTTCCTACACTGTTTAGATTAAAAGAACCAGACGAGGACAATGTTTGGTTGTATGTTCCACTCATTCCACCAACTAGAACGTTGATACCAGCAGTAGCATCTCCATATGGAGTGTAGATGGTTTGTCCACCACCGATTCCACCACCATTTGGGTTATTTGGATAATCAATCTTTGGCCAACCATTATATGCAACTCCAGGTGTACCTGGGAATCCTTGCTGACCTTCAGTTCCCGAAAAACTTTCCGATCCTGCATTATCTACCGTTCCACCAGCACCTCCTGATCCACCATTTTGACCACTAGTGGCACCACCACCTTTACCACCACCAGCAGTGAGCCATATCTTAGATCCATCACCAACTTTAACAATAGTATTTGTACCATCGTTTCCAGCAGCAGTACCAGCAGCTCCAGATCCACCACCACCAATTGCTTCAATAATAAGATTATCTGGTGCTCCACCAGTTAGACTACCTAAATTGATAGTATATGGACCGCCAGGAGTAGTATATGTCCATTCGTCACTAAAGTCATAAATTGGCGTACCACCTGTATTGATAGTTCTGCCACCAATAACAGAAGCACCTGTAAATGTCAGAGATATTGGGTTTGGAATATATGTTTGAAATTCATATGTACCAGCACCTTGCTCACCTGAAGCAAGATAAAACTGATCTGTCTCAGCATCACCAGGATTTTTAATGGTGCCATTGCCACCAGCACCACCAAGGTAGTCTAGTACGTCATATGTTGCGACTGTATTATCAGTATTTGGTTGTCTTAATAGACCATGCTTATGAGTAAATACCTGACCTGTTGTTGGATACCATCTTGTTAATCTACCAGTTCCTTCACGATAGTCTTGAAGATATCTGTCTCCAGAAGCTTCTGAAATATATTCAGATGTTCCAGGTATACTATGAAATACAGTATGCGTATGTTGTGGAGCACCAGGCAATTTAGTCTCACGCATTGTAAGAGTAATTGTCTGAGATCCAATAATATCTACCGCAGTTGTTTCAACAACCTGATCATAACCAGTTGTTGTAATTCTACCTAATGAAAAGTAATCATCTTGTTGATTTTTGTCAAAATACCATGCACCACCTGTTGTTCCAACACCTAGTGTTGAGTTACCAACATTAGGAGAATTATTTCCATATACTGGAGAGTTTCCAACAATCTTTCTTGCCTTTGTATCAGGAACTTTAAATGTTCCTAGGTATGGATCACCCCAGTTCTCCATTACATTTAATCTATTGATACCCTCAATAGAACCATCAAACTTATTAATTCTTACTACAGCCTGAGCATTAGCTCCCCCACCACCAGTAAAAGTTACATTAGGTGGATTATTGGGATCATATCCTGAACCAGCAACAACTATATTAACTGCAGTTACTTTGTTTGTTTGTAGATCAATAAGTGCTACTGCTTGCGCTACAACTCCTCCAACAGTTGGCGGTGGATCAATATCAACAGCAGGGACACTAGTATATCCACCACCACCATTAACTATATCAATACCACTACTAGATCTGCCACCATAATCATTACCAATAATTTCAAATAAAGCAGGATAATCACCAATGTTGTGCTCAGATCCATCACAATATAAGTATCCATCATGAGTATATGCAGGATCATCTCCATTAAGATAAGCATCGCCCTGTAATTCAGATAACGCTGGATAATCAGATGCACCTGCTTTAACGTAAGAATTATCAAACGAGTTTTGTCCTGTCTTTAAGTTAGGCACAATAGCACCAATTGGTGTTGTATCTACCAAAAGATCAGTTAAAAATCCTTTTCTAGCGTTCCTATAACCCTGAGACATAATTAGATCTTAATTAGATATTCCATAACAATAAATGGAGCAACAGCAGAGTCCACTGAAACAGATGCATCAACCCCAATAGACATTGTGGTGACAAGGTTTTCTGGTGGTACGATAATTGCTCTTGTCTTTACTTTATATGTATGTTCAGTTTTCTCCAAATCAATCCTATGACTGTGACGAGTTGGGTCTTCGCCCGCTGCAATGGTTAATTCAGTAGTATCTGAGGTGACATTTTCAATGTCAGGAGTACATCTAGATGTTTGAACGTTTTGATTACTCTGTAGAGGTACAACATCGTACAAACTATTATTATTGAAATCTTCTGGAACACCCTCAGCACCTTGAACATAAGTTGCAGGAACTGTTACCGTACCATCACGGTCGGTAGTTCCAGATCCTCCAGTGCATCCAAAAATAATAAAGTTTGTATCCTCATATCTTGCAAGGTTTGATCCATCAGCAGATCCATCAGATGAATCTCTTTCAACATCAAATTCTTCATTATTGATGCAGTTATATGTGTATTGCTCTCCAGCACCGAAGATGCAACCACCAAAGTAAACTGTTTGGAATAAACCACTACCCCAAACAGCAGATCCAGAGAATGATGTGCCTGAGTTTGGATTCCATACATCAATAGCTAGACATGGTTGCTGTCCACTTCCAGGAATTCCACTACTATTTGTAGTAGCATCTAACCAGTCTTGAATATCAATTGTACTTGCATTTCTTCTACCTGTTTGTCCTTCAGCTGCTGGTGCATTAGATGACGTTTCACTTTGAGTAAAGTTTCTTGCTCTAACAGCAGAGTGGAAGTGAGTGTGTGGATGAAGTGCATTTTCTTCTACACCCTCTTCATCGGTGTAGTGTGATGCTCCAGCATACGTGTATGATGGTCTACCTCTAATAGGAATTTCTTGTGATGGTACACTAATCTGTCCAGAATATGTAATTCTTACATCTTGACCAATAGCAGACACAGATTCAATACCAATACCAGATCTACTAATCTCAGTTCCCAAAGCATTATTGAGTCTAATATTATTATATACACCAGCGTTAGCACCAGACGTTGGTTCTGGATACTTTGATCCTAAATCAGGCACAACAAATTGAGTATCAGTAATCTGATCTCTATTAGTACCATCAATATTTTTTCTGGCATACTTTGAATTTTCACCTGTTCCCAAAATTGCTGCTAGTTGTGGATAATCCTCAGCAAAATATCTACTACCATCACATTTTAAGTATCCTGCAGGTAAATTTATAGCATTTCCACCATCATCAGGAGTACCCTCATATTGTACTGGCCAAATGATTACTTGCCCAGTGAGGTTACCGTATTTTGCTCTTTCTCTTGCGTAAAATGTTGCCATTAGTATGCTTTGATTATGAACGTCATCGTAACGTTTGGTTGTGCTACATCACACGAAATATTTAGAGCATTCTCCAAACTGTCTGCTTGTAATGAAGAACCATCTGCATCAGATGCTGTGTGAGATGGTGGTCCAGACATAGACCCCAATCCTTGAGCGACTTCAAAACTACCATGATTATGTGCTCTAAAAGCTTGTTCTAGGGGATTTTTATTGTCCCTAGCTAAGTTTAAACTACATGGCCATGAACCATGTCTAAACTGCAAATCATGAGTGCCACTAACTAATACAGGAGTGTTCAGTGTGACTTCATACAATCCCGACGCTTCATCAAGAGTTACTCCCTGCACAAAAGTTCCTTCTCTCAAAATATCATACTTTTGATCAGTATTAACAGGTGTTACATACATTAGTGGTGTAATAGCATCCCACTGGAACCAATTGTTGGGGAATGTACCATAAGGAGTTCTAAGATCTGTACCTGCAGGAAGAATAACTTTATTTGTAGCATCAAGTAAACAACCGCTAACAGCAAATACGGGAGCAGTTTCAGGATCGTCTACCAATCCATCCGATCTAACAGGAGATCCAGTATCATATCCGAAGTAGTTAGGTCTACTTCTTACTTCCATTGGTCTTGGGAACATACCAATATGACATGGTGTTTTATGCGTAGCCACTGGAACAGTATCTACAATTTGATCTGTCTCACCACGTCCAAATAAAGTTTGAGTATAAACATCAGAAGCGTGTCCACTACCTCTAAATACTCCATCTCTGAAGTCATCTTCACCAGCAGGAACAAATCCCCAATAATTTTTTCCTGTACTATCCTGAATGAATTCCATGAATGAATCACATCTAGGAAGAGTATTTTCTTTGTTACCATCACCATAGAACGTGATTAGCTCAGCACCATTCTGCCAAGTGGTAGGTTCTGTTGCCTCTAGAGCACAAGTGTTTGGTCCTCTAGTTTTAGCACAAGCGTTTGAAGTAGATGCACTACCAGTCATAACAATGCCTTCATCAGTTCTGAATGGCATAGGACCAGCACCAGTAGCATTAACAGAACCAATTCTGTCTGAGTGACCGTGCGATGGTGTATGATTAATACCCAGTTTACGATTTAATGTATGAATTGTCTCTAAAAAATCAGGTGCCGAAAGAGTAATATTGGTGAATTTAAAATATAAATTACCAGTTAGATTTAATGTGAAGTCAATATCAGCAGTTGCTTCATGAGTGGTTCTAATTGGAACTGTCTCACCATAGTCTGCAATTAAATCTCCAAGAACACTCCCATTTTCATCATATATTACCTGATCAGCATCTGGTTGACCCATTTGATAATCTGGATCATATAGATATTGACGTTCCAAATCCATCATTACACTATTTGAAAGTTGAGGCAATCTAAAATTTGCCTCACTCCCATAGTATGGAAATTCTTCGTGGTTTCCCTGAGCATCTGTCATGTTACCACCATAAGTGTCACCTAAAACAGATGCTAATAGTGGATAGTCAGAAGCAGCAAGTGTTTGTCCAGTACAAACAATCCATCCTTTAGGAATATTAGAGGCAAGGAATCCATTGCCTCCATCCCCTCCCCATGGCATGATGGTGCCAATTTTGGCAACCCTCATGCTCTTAATTGAGTCGTAATATGCAGTCATCTTTTTCTTTTTAGAGTTCCATCAACCACCAACCACGGAGTGAAGGTGGAATTGTTTGTGCATTTGCAGATCCTTCAATATCAACAACACCAACATATAGAAGACCAAAAGCAGCATTACGTGACTGAATAACAAGTTCGCCAGAGTCCCATGCAGTTGTCAAGGTTTGACCTGCACCAGCTCCAATTCTAGATCCAGTGCTATCACCTTGAATTGGAGTTGCATTGTTTCCAATCTTCAACGCTCTAATAACTAGGCTAGTATTGTAGGTCAGATTACCAGCAAGTTCAATGAATCTGATCATGTCTCCAGTTTCAGGGTTATCTGGTAGATACAGAACCATATTACTTCCAGAAGAAGTATTAATAATATAGTTGTTATTAGCTTCTAGTGGATTATCTTGCTGTTGTCCAATACCAGTTCCAGGATCAAATGCAACATAGGTTTGTCTTCTACCACCATTACGAGTCCAGTATTTCTCAATACCAAACGAATCAATAGCGTTGTTATGATAGATTCTGAAGTCTTTAGCACCCTCAGTTCCACCAACACCAGCGGGTCCTAAATTATCAATATGGAACATTACTTCAGTTCCACTCTCATCTTCTCTAACAAATCCCTTCTGGTAGAATCTCTCACCCATCTCAACGTTACCTTCTTTGTTAGTAACACGGAAGGATGTTTCGGTAGAG